CGCAGCATGAAGCGCAAATGCAAAAATAATAAAAAGCAAAAAGCTGATATCAGCATATTGCCTGGTCATGCCAGTCTTAGTGTATATGAAGGCAACAAGATTGTTGTTTATGGTGCCAAAATGGACAACTAAGCCAGCCAGTTTGTATATGATTTTGATAATGGTGCGCGCACAAAACCATTGAATTTGGTATTACCTTTTAAAAAGATAAACAGTTATAAAGCTTGCGCTATATAGATTGTTTATAAATACCCAGTAAGTTGCTGGGTAGCTCAGAGGTAGAGCGGTCGGCTGTTAACCGATTGGTCGCTGGTTCGATCCCAGCCCCAGCAGAAGATAATAAGATAATAATAATTTCGTTTTTCCAAATTTTGCCCTGGGCAAAAATTCATCTTGTTGCTCTATTAGAAACTCCTTTCCCTGGGGCATGTCTTTCCCTATAAGAAACGCCGATCTATTAGACAAAAGCATGTTATATGATAAGATAGGATAGGATAAGTAATTATGGTGAAACGGCCCTGGCAGCTTCCGGAATTGAGCAAGAAAGAAAGGAAGAGGTTAAAGAAGATGGCCAAGCTGCGGGATCCTTTTGAAATATGGATTGATCATCACAATCATAAACTGGAGGTGCTGCGCACATTGGCTGGATTGGTCAATGCCATCATTGGCTTTTTTGTGTTCTTGAGAGTATTTCATATAGTATGAAAAATCTAAAACATCTGCCCAGTCTGCTTTTTCAGCTATTGATTGTGATTTGGATATGGACGGGCGGACTGGTATTGCTATCACTTTGTTATGTTTATTTAAAAACAAAGGAATTTATAATAAACAAGCTGCACAAATTGGAGTAAACAATTGAACAAACTGCATCTTGCCTGGTCATAAAGATATGAGCATGATGGGTATTAAAGTGGCAGATCTGGAAGTGTTGCCCGATGAATTGGTGGAACGTTATCAAAAGAATTTCAAAAAGGGCCGCCGTCATTTTCTTGACAAAATCGTGCTGCACAACATGAAGTTGGTCATTCACCTGGCCAATCAATTTTATCCTCCGTCAGGTTATGACCGGCAGGACCTGGTCATGGCAGGAACTCCTGGACTGTTCACTGCCGCTCGCAAATGGCGTCGTGTTAAAGGTGCCAGCTTTGGCACTTATGCATCTTATCACATCAAGCATCACATTCGTCGATTCATTCAAAAGAACAGTCACGTGGTCAACGTGCCATATCGTTTCAACGATGAACTGGCCCGTGCACACCGGGAGAAACGCGGACTGGAAGAATCATTGGGCCATGGAATACGGGAAGATGATGATCGATTGAGCAACTCTGCACTGCGCAGTTTTAGCCGCGTGGCCACCCGGGTGGACCTGGATAACGGAGTGGATGAAAGTGGCCAGCCATATACCATCGACATACCTGATCCGGCATGTGAATCGCCTGCTTACGGGCAGGAGGAATATAAAATATTAAACAAGCTCATCAGTGAAATGCCAGATCGTCTTCAGCTCATATTGCGGGCCCGTTTTGGTTTCACGGATATGGACCATATTCCCACACTGGAAGAATTGGGAAATATCATGCATGTGACAAGGGAACGTGTGCGGCAATTGGAGAACTTTGCGTTGAATAAACTGCGCCAGCGGCTGCGTCATCTGCAGCGCCGCGAAAATCTGGTTCTGAAATAACCTGCAGAGCAACCTTGTTAATGGCATAACCTGTCTAATAGACAAACTTCCAGGGAATAAGCATCTGCAGTTTGTTATTTTTATAAAATATAAAATGTTTTTATTATCAAAATCCATTTCTTTTTTAAAAATATTTCATTACATATCAGGTGTTTACATCTTTTTTGAAAAAAATATGTTGAATTGTTTTCAGAATCATTTATATAAGAAATATGACTATCACATATCTGGATGAAGTTGCAGGGAAGAAAGCAGCAGATGCTGCTGTTCTTGCAGTTTCTGAAAAGAATAATAATATTGGAGAAGAAGATAATATGAATGCAACAAATACTGAAACACGTCGGGGCCGCAAGAGCGAAGGTAAAACATGCAAGTTGGTATGCCTGATCACAGGCACCACGCGTACCGCCGGTAGCGGTTACCTGGGAACCAAACCTGCAGAGTTCAAGAGCCAGTACATCTGCCGTCCAGCGCTCAAGCTGCTGCGCCAGGGACTGAATGTGCAGCAGGTACGGGAACAACTGAGTGCCGGGGCTGGTCTGCCTGACATCAGCAATGAAGTGCTGCAGAGCGCCATCAACCTGAACGGCAAGCACAAGAAATAAAATATATGAAATACACCTACAAGAACCGTCAGCCAGTGGCTGCGGTCCTGGAACCAGGCGTTCATCGTTTGACCATTGATGATGCTCGTTTGACCACCAGCCGCGCCGGAAACGAAATGCTGGAAGTGAAGATGCAGGGTCCCAACCGTACATTTGTTTGGGACTATCTGACGTTCACTGAACGGGCAATGTGGAAAGTTGATTCTTTTTTGCGCTGCTTTGAAAGTCAGCCAGAAATAGATGAAGCTATCGACTTTGACCAGCAATTTGCCGACGATTTGATTGGTGCCAGCGGCGATGTTCAGGTCAGCGTGATTGATTATGAGGGCAAGAAGAAGAATGATGTGGAAATGTATCTGGCTCCTCAAAATTCAAAAAACCTGGTCAAAAACACCAAGAAGACCATCCGGCAAATTTAACAGGATAAATTAATTTATCCGGATTAATTTATATTATCTTCCGTGAACAATGTTGTATGTCTTTGAGCAGCATGTTCCGACCGATAGGACAGTGGCCGTTTTCATCCAGCGGAAGATAGTATATTTTACTAAAACATATCCCAAAAGGGACATGCCAAAAAAATCAACAGGAGATGACCATGGGCAAACCTGTCTGAAGGGCAAGTTGCTCTATTAGAAAGATTGCACCATAATACACATATGAACATTTTGAAAAGATTATATATTTTATTTCCAATAGCTTTCTGCAGTTGCACTGGCATGCGCGGCGGAAGTGACAGTGACACTGGATTGTATCCAGGAGCGGCGACCGTGGCGGGCAGCACGGTCGTTGGAGCAGGAACAGGAGCTGCCATTGGTGCATTGGCCGGTCCTCCAGGAGCTGCCATCGGAGCAGTGGCTGGAGCGGCTGCAGGTGCAGGCGTTGGACTGGGTGTGAACGCCGTTAACAAACAAAACCAAAGTTACGTGGTGGCACCGCGTGATCCCGTCAACCGGAACTATGTGATCAACCCGTACAATAAAAATGAAAAACTATATGTGAAAGATGCAGCAGAAGGAAAAGTGATGCGCGATCCAGTGGGTCGAACATATGTGGTAGGGCCCTAACATGAGCGAGATCCTGGTATTTGTTTTAACCGTCATACTCTGCAGCACAGGTCTGAACACTTGCCGGGGACTGTGGCCATCCAACATCAGCCCGGTGATACCCCATAACATCACATATGTGATGGCACCACGGGACACATTCAACCGTCATTACGTGATCAACCCATACAATCCCAATGAAAAACTGTATGTGGGCGACGCTCCGGAAGGAACACTAAAAACAGATCCCATGGGTCGAACCTATGTGGTAGGGCCCTGAAAGGAAAAACAAATGAGCTCATGGACCAATCATTATTCAAATTCAACCCAAGCACACATGCAAAACAATGTTGGAAGACAGATAGAATTTAAGGATGGTAACGGTGATGTTTGGAATGGCATTATACAAAGTGTCAGCAATGAACAGCATTATCGCGTCATGGTAAATCATGCCAGCATCTGGGAATGGTATGTTCTGTCTGATGCTGTAAAATTTATATAATATTATGCATCATCATTTCGACGATAGTGAAATCTTGGTGATGGCCCATGCAGCATTGGCTGCCCTGCAGCAACCCGATTTGGCAGAAGAGCTGCATCTGGAATATGATCTGGGTGATGATTTCATCCAGTCACTCAGAAACAAATGCCGCAGGTTGATCGATCATCACGCGTGAAGCAGGCACCTTAATTTCTGCTCCGCCCATAATTTAGCACGAGCATCTCCAGGAGAACTGTGTTCCCGTCAACTGTAAGACTCTTACAGTCCCGTTTTTTTCCAACCAACTGCAGTATTGTTGTTCCCTCCAATTTTTCTGAAGAGCTCGTATGAGCTCATATGGGTCCATATGACCTGTTGGCTTAGGGCAGTCGACTGCACCAGCATCTGAGCGCCACCGGATCAGGGTGGTGCCGGGAAACACTGCTTCATGCCCGGGCGCCCGGAAACCAGAACATCATAATGATATGATCTCCGGAATGATCTCCGCCCAGATTTATCCCTTTCAGGACATGTTTTTGAAAAAAATATAAAATATATAATCTTTTTCTTTCTAAATAAAACAAATGACCAAAAGAAAGATTTTGCAAAAAAAGACTTGTAGAGATAAAAAAAGTGTGCTCAAATGCCAAAATCCAAAACAGGAGAACCCAAATCAAGTGAGAATGACAAGCAAGCTCAGAAGCAAGCTGAAGAATCTGGTCTGTGTCGGACAAGATCTTTGGCGTGTATTCAACAGAAATGGAGATGCTTATTATTGCAAAGATCCCATTCTTCTTGCAGATACTGTTTATCGCAGGAAGTATAGTGAAGTGAACATACAAAATCTAAACGGCCAGTATATCAAGCAATATTTGATAACAGGCAAAAAGGACAAAACAGAAAACAAAGGAGTAATATGAAGAAGATAAAGAAGAGCAACCCCAGTCGTAAAATGATCAGCGATTTCATCGAGGAGTATTATCCTGATGAAGCAAACAAGATACTATTGGCAGATAATTTTGATGGAGCATTCGTTGGTATTGGAAGTAGCCATGGTGGAAAGAATGTGGCCATCTATGACCGAGCCAAATGCATTCGTATTTTGGAGAAGGATATGAGTCCGGATGAAGCTGAAGAGTTTTTCAGCTACAACACCGAGGGTGCATATGTGGGAGATTATACCCCAATCTTCATGCATAAGGTGGGCTAATGGTGGCTATTAGTCCATCTATTAACCCATTCCAACCCATAAAATATAAAATTATTTTCTTGTATTATTTCCAAAATCTGTCACTATGCAACCTATGAGCAACACAACTACAACAACGACACCTAACAGCGGGGCGGTGATGAACCTCTCGCACGACGAAACCAATCTTACCAAGGTTAGCGAGATTGCTATTCCCGATCTCTTTAACCGAAGATTAAAAACTGGAAACGAGATGTTGGACAAAGTATTTGGTGGCGAAGGTTTGCTACCATCTACAGTTTTTACTCTCGCGGCTGGTGCTGGTCTTGGAAAGACAACCTTCCTCCTTCAAATGTTGAACAGCATGACCAAGGTGGGAATCAAAACAGCTTATATCTCTGGCGAAGAAAGCCGTGAGATGTTGGCATATACTTGTCGGCGTCTTGGTTTGAAGGATGTGAACATCGCTATTCAAACTGATGTAGACAAGGTTTGCGAACTGATGAGCCAAGTGGATGTGCTGGTGGTGGACAGCTTTCAATGTCTCTCATCTTCTCGCAAGATGAATGCGAGGGAGAAAGAAAGCTATTGTCTCCACGAACTAATTAAAACCAGCAAGAAAACCGAGTGTGTTCTTGGTATCGTGCTTCATGTTACCAAGAGCAACAACTATCGGGGTTCGACTCTGATTCCTCATGCCGTGGATGCAAACTTCATGATGCGTTCGGGCGTGACTGATGAAGATGTTCGGGTGATCTACAGCACCAAGAATCGTTATGGCAAACTCTACAATGTGGAATTGCGTCTTGGACATAACGGATTCGATTTGGATAATGCAGTCCGTATCAATGATGGAACTGCACCTAATCCGATTGACCCTCGCAAAGTGCGTTGGCAAGAAGATTTGAAAAAGGTTCTATCGCTTGCCGAGCCAATGACCCAAACCGATGTAACCAACGCTGTAGATGGAAATGTTCAGCGGGGTTATCTCATCATCCGACAACTCATCCGAGAGGGCAAGGTGATGAAGGAAGGTCGGGGAGAAGAAGCAGTCTACAAACTTACCGATGCTGGCAAAGCCAGTCTCGCCCAAGCCAATGAAGAAGGTGCGGGTGAGGGTGAGGAAGGTGGAGATGATGTTGGTGAAGCAGGTGGTGCTCAAATGGAGGGTGGGGTTTAATCCCCCACCTTCCATATAGGAGGACAAATGAAAGAAGATATAAAATATAAAAAGTTATTGGACGAGAGTGTGGACATACTTGCAGAACTGATGAGCCAAGCTGACGAGGATACTCCTCACGAATATCGCACCCGACACTTTGATGAAAGCTTGATGGCTGCTCACGACTTCATAACAAAATATAAGAGGGAAACCAAATGATGGTGGTTAATTATGTTGCAAGAATGTGGTTTGAAATGGAGACACCTATCGTAACTTTTGATAATATACCGATAGATGAATTGTTAAACATGGCACAGAAAAGAATTGACTATTTGCGAAATCATCCTCAAGATGCAAATGAAGCGTTCGATTATGAGG